TATCCTGGAGGTACCTTGCCCCAGTTCGTGCTGACGTGCGACTTACTGGAGTACTCCAATGAAATATTTATTACTGGAATCCCTGAGATCGATAGCATCGAGGATAACCTCTCTCAGATGGCAGTTGAAATCACCTGCTTATCTATTGAAGGTGGTGCTACTGGAGAGTTTCAACGTGGGGAAATTATCCGCGAGACAACGTTACTTGGCATTGACGATAGCACTGCTAACTCTGCAAGTGCTCGTGTTCTGCGTCATGATAGTAACACTGGTAAACTTGTCATCGCACCTATGACCCCAGGACTGCGAATCGACAGTAAGGTCTACGGGCAGACAAGTGGTTCTTATACAACTATAACCTACATGCTGGCAAATGATGGTCTTGGAATGGCACCGACTGTTGAGTCGGAAGAATTGCCAGACAATGCAGATGAGCAAGCAATGAACCTTGAAGTAGAAAACTTTGCTAATAACTTTATTGATTTTAGCGAGGCAGATCCATTCTCTGAAGGGAACTTCTAATGTTCGGAAATCATTTATACCATCGTTTAGTCAAAAAGTATGTAGCATATTTTGGAACTCTTTTTAATAATATCGAGGTCCGACGATACGAAGGACAGAAAATTATAGGGAGGTTGAGAGTACCCATATCATACGCAAGTAAAGATTACTATAGGCAGAGGTTAGTATCAGATCCCGAACTTGCAAGGCAAGCAAGTCAGATGTTACCACGAATGGGTTTCATGATGACATCAATGGCGTATGACGTATCAAGAAAAATGAACCCTTTACATAAGTTCGTCAGTAATGTTAACGGACAAATGTATTCTATGGGAAATAGTATTCCATATGACTTCTCTTTTGAACTTCACTGCTGGTGTAAAATGCAGGAAGACGGGCAACAAATGATAGAGCAAATTGTTCCCTACTTTCACCCTGACTTTACTGCTAGTTTGAGGTTAGTCGATTATATGGATCTCAGTTTAGATGTACCTGTTATACTTGACAGTGTGACAAGTGAAGACACTTATGAAAACAGTCCTGATGGTACTAGAACTATTATCTGGACTCTTCAGTTTACGATGAAAGGTCACTTCTTTCCAGAAGCAAAAGCAGGAACCGACGGTCTTATCAAGCATGTGGATCTACACCTTTCTGGTGCTGGACCAGATGCACGCAACGACGGATATAATTCCAACATCGAAATTAAACCATCACCTACGTCAGCAACACAGTTTGACCCGTACACCATAACAACAGAGCAAAACTTTTTCGACACAGCAATGCATTTTAATCCCGTAACCTGCGAACCTCAACTAGAACCTTATGAAGGATAGGAATGAAATATATCATCCTGGTGTTGGCGATAGTTTTGGCTGGTTGCACAAAAATCGTCGAAGTAGAAAAAATAAAAGAAATTAAAGTAGGAACTTTCACTGGTACTTATCCCACAGAAGATGTTAGAGTAATGTGGCAATCTTGTTTTATGGGACACCAGCAAGCAAGAAGAGTTCCTCCACAGGTTGCGGCATTGATTTGCGATTGTGTGGCTGATCAGACAAGAGTCGATTGGAAAAGAGATGACATTCAGGCAATATATGGTTTGAATGCTCACGGGAATTCTGATAACAAGTCTAATGCAGATATGGTCAAATATTGGACAAAAGCAAATTTTGATTGCGAGATGAAAATTAAAAGCAACTTAGAAAATCTTATGCAACCTCAGCAATCGTCACTTACACTAGAAAAATCAATATGAATCAAGATGAAGAACTGAAACAGATGTTCGATTTAGACAATGAGCGAGAGACGCAAGTCTCGGGTGAGGGTGGGGTTCCTGAGGTAATACAGGATAGGACGCCAGTAGAGGCACCTAAAGGCAATCTCGAACTACAAACTGACTTTGAATATTCCAGAGACAACATGTATACTGCTATGGAAATGCAGAATGAAGCCATGCAGGAAATGTTAGAGTTGGCAAAAGCATCTGGTCATCAAAGAGCATTTGAAGTTTTCGGTTCAATGTTTTCGCAGTATACTGATGCTCAGACTAAACTGATGAATCTCCATCAACAGAAGGAGAAAATCAAAAATGACGAGGCAAAAACTGTGAACAATACGACAAACGTCCAACAAAATGTATTAGTAGGATCCACAAAGGACCTGCTCTCAATGGTGAAGAAAGGACAAGTTAAGGAAGATGGTGAAATCGTACGTAAATAACCCTTTGATCAAGGCACAGCACCAAGATCAAGAGTTTACGCAAGAACAGATCGCAGAGTTTGCTAAGTGTGCAAACGATCCAGAGTATTTTATTGAAAATTATGTAAAAATCGTGCACCTCGAAAGAGGGTTAGTTCCCTTTGAGTTGTACGACTTCCAAAAGAATATGGTCAAAACATTCCACGAGAATCGTTTTACCATTTGTAAAGTTGGTCGCCAGTCAGGGAAGTCGGTGACCGTAATAGCATACCTACTGTGGTATTTGCTTTTTAACGAAAGTGTGTCTGTTGCGATGTTGGCTAACAAAGCAGCAACATCTCGAGAACTCTTATCAAGGATGCAACTGGCATATGAAAATCTTCCCTTTTGGCTTCAACAAGGTGTTGGAGTCTGGAACAAAGGTTCGTTCGAACTGGAGAATGGCTCAAAAATTATTTCTTCTGCTACTAGTTCCTCTGCCATTCGAGGTAGTTCTTTTAATCTGGTATTTCTCGATGAGTTTGCATTCGTGGAGAACAACCTAGCAGAGGACTTTTTCCGCTCCGTATTCCCGACAATTTCCTCAGGTCAAAACACAAAACTAATGATTGTTTCTACTCCTTATGGGATGAACCACTACTATAAAATGTGGAAAGAAGCAGTCGATGGCAGATCACAGTTCGTGCCGATTCAGGTGCACTGGTCTGAGGTTCCAGGTAGAGACGAAGAATGGAAAGAAAATACAATCAAGAATACCTCAGTCGAGCAGTTTCGCCAAGAGTTCGAGACTGAGTTTATTGGATCTGATCAGACACTGGTTGACCCAAACACCTTACAAGCATTAAGATGGGACAAACCTCTGATCAACAAACAAGGACTCACGATTTATGCTGAACCCAGTTCAAACAAACTTTATGCTTGTACTGTGGACGTTGCCTTAGGTAAAGGCAAGGATTATTCAGCATTTATCATTTACGATATAACAAAAATACCATACGAGGTGGTGGCAGTCTATCGAGACAATACCATTACGCCTCTAGTATTTCCAAACGTAATACATAGTCTTGTAAAACAGTACAATAACGCATACACCTTAGTAGAAATAGACGGCAGTGGTGCCCAGGTTGGTGACATATTGAGACACGACTTAGGTTATGAGAATCTTCTCATGACTTGGAATGCAGGTAGAAACGGCATTCAGATATCAAGTGGGTTCAAAAGATCAGCAATGATGGGTCTGAAAATGACCAGGCCAGTTAAAAATATCGGTTGTATGACAGTGAAAAACCTGATAGAACAAGGAAAGATTCTACTCAAGGATGTCAATGTTATTACTGAATTTTACAGTTTCGCACAGAAGGGTCAATCATGGGAGGCAACTCCAGGATGTCATGACGACCTGGCTATGTGTTGTGTTTCTTTTGCATGGTTAGTTGCTCAGAGATATTTTGCTGAGTTGACTGACGTAAATCTTAGAGAAAACTTACTTAACGACGTAGAAGATGAAACTTGGGACAGTCTAACACCCTTCGGTTATATTGATGATGGTTTAATGGACATTCCTTCAGAGGCAACACACGTTGCTAGAGAGGGAAGTGACGATTGGTTGGAAAACAGAGGGACCGATTGGCTCTAGAACCCGAAAACCCTAAATATATTTGCTAACTTCTGCTGACGTTATACAACTAGGAGTAAGATGTCATTTCCAATTTCACCAGGTGTAAATGTTAGAGAGATTGATCTAACCACTGGAACTCCTGTCGTCTCCACCTCAATCGGGGCATGCGTAGGACAGTTTACATGGGGACCAGTTGATGAGAGAGTTTTGATCTCATCCGAAGTCAATCTTCGCGATACATTTAGTAAACCTAACGATAATAACTTTGTGCATTACTATACTGCGGCAAACTTTCTGTCGTATAGTAATAATCTACGAGTTTGTCGTGTCACAGACGACGATACTGCCTTAAATGCCACAACAGATGGTGTAGGTAAACTCGTAAAGAATGACGTAGATTACGTCTCAATGGATCCAGATCAAGGTGGTGGTGCTGATGCAACTGCCAACAGATTTTGGATTGGTAAGTTTCCTGGAGAACTGGGGAACAGTTTAGGTATTTCTATCTGTCCAGCAGATAAACCTGCCTATGATATGGTAGGAACTGTATCCGTCACAGGAACAGCAATGACAGGTGTAGATACTGCATTTGACACAGAACTGGAAGCAGGCGACGTTGTCACTATGAATAACGTTGACTATGTTGTTTCTGCAGTTACTGATGCTACAAATGCCGTACTCAAATATGCCCCTGCTGATCAAAGTGGCGTAATTGCAGTAAGAAAAGCAAGAACTAATTTCGAGAAGACCGTAACTGGTACTATCTCAATGACTGCTAATTCAAATACAGTCACAGGTGATTCCTCGAACTTTACCAACGAAATTTTTGTCGGTGATACAATTATCATTGGCACAAATACCGCAGAGGTAATCGCCGTAGGTAACGATACAAGCATCACACTTAACGGACCGATCTCTCCAACTGCTGTTCCAACAGGAACATCAATGGATTCACGATGGAGATTTGCTCTAAACTTTGACCGACCTCCAACTACAAGTGAGTTTGCTGTAACTGCTAACTCTGCAAATGACGAGGTACACCTTGTCATATACGACTATCGTGGTCGTTGGACTACTGTTGAGGACGAGGTTTTAGAGGCATATGACAGTCTGTCTGTTGCTAAGAACGCAAAGTCACCTGAAGGTGCTACAATCTACTACAAAAACCGAATCAATAATACATCAAAGTATATCAGATTCGTAAAACACCAAACTGGTCCTACTAACTGGGGAGATAAAGCAGAAGATAATATCTTTGATCTCGTCAAAGGAACATCTTACTATGAGATGAATGGTGGATCAGATGGAAATAACGTATCTGTTGGCGACTTACAACTGGGTTGGGATCTCTTCAATGATCCAAACACAATCGAAGTAAGTCTACTCATGATGGGTGCCGCACCTGATGGTGACGGACCTACTCTTGCCAACTATGTTATTAATGTAGCAGAGAAGAGGAAAGATGCTGTTGCACTTGTCTCACCTGAGTTTTCTGATGTAGTTCTGGTCCCAGGAGCAGAGGTACAAAATCTTAAGAACTTCCGAAATAGTATTAAGTCTTCGACTTACGCGATTTTGGATACAGGTTATGGATACCAGTATGATAAGTACAACGATACCTATCGCTGGGTACCATTGAATGGTGATATCGCAGGTCTCTGTGCAAGAACAGATACCAATGCTGATACATGGTTCTCACCTGCTGGTCTTCAGAGAGGTATTTTGAACAGTCCAATCAAGTTGGCTTTCAATCCAATTCAGGCACAAAGAGACGAACTATATAGGATAGGGTACAACTCCGTTGTTTCTTTTCCAGGACAGGGAATCATGCTGTTCGGTGACAAGACATTATCACCAAAACCAAGTGCGTTCGACCGTATTAACGTTCGCCGACTTTTCATCTTTATGGAAAAGGTCATTGGTGAATCAGCAAGAGGTGTCCTCTTTCAGTTTAACACCGATTTTACAAGAAGTCAGTTTCAGTCTGCGACTGAAGGTTTCTTATCAGGCATACAAGCAGGACAAGGTCTCACTGAGTTCTTAGTTGTCTGTGACGAGTCAAACAACACAGCAGATATTATCGATTCTAATAAGTTTGTTGCTGATATATTTGTGAAACCGACTAAATCCATTAACTTCATCCGACTGTCATTCGTTGCTGTTCGCTCTGGCGTAAGTTTCGAAGAAGCAATCGGGGCAGTATAAGAAGGAATAAATGGCCATTTTAAGTAAATCAGATATCGGGAATTTTATCAATGAGTTTGGTGCCGCAGGTGCTCGTCCATCTCTATATGAGGTGGTGATTACACCACCTGGAGGTATCAAAGGAGTTGATACGCCCGAAAAAATGACATATCTGTGTAAAAATGCTCAACTTCCTGCTTCCACAATCGGAGAGATTCCTGTCAGTTTCTTAGGACGACAAATAAAAATGCCTGGAATAAGAACTTATGAGAATCTCACATTGTCTTTCTATAATGATGAGGACTTTAGTGTCCGTCATAATATGGAAAAATGGATGCATGCAATACAGAAGTTTAAGCAACCATTTGGTAATATTGTAAATTTAGCCAATAGTGACCAGGGTTATAGCTCAACTGATATGCTTGTTAGACAATTGTCAAAAGCAGGCGATGAGCTAAGATCCTATAAGTTCTGGCACTGCTTTCCAACACAGGTATCTGCTATCGACCTTGGTTTCGACCAGGCAGAGGCAATAGAAGAGTTTTCAGTTACTTTCGCCTATTCCTACTTTGATATTGTAGGTGGAAAAGGTAGTGCTGAAGGCATTAGTGATGGTGGTGGCGGGACTGCTACTACATAACCTTAAATAGAAATTTAATATGGCAATCAAACTTTTCGGTTTTACGATCGGAAGAGATGATAGTGATAAGGTTTTATCCTCTCAGACTTTTACAGTACCTGAACCCGAAGAGGGCATAGCTCCCATTGCTTCGGGTGCAGGTGCATACGGCACGTTCCTTGATTTAGAAGGAACTGTCAAAAATGAGTTCGACCTAGTTGGTCGTTATCGAGGCATGTCTTTACAACCAGAATGTGAGACAGCCATCGATGATATAATCAATGAGATTATTGTTGATACTGGCAGGTCTGATCTTATTACTCTCAACCTTGGCAACCTTGGTGTTGGCGAAAAGGTCAAAAATCAAATCAGAGAAGAGTTTCGTCAAGTTCTTCGCATGATGGATTTTCGTAATCTTGGTTACGATATCTTTAAGCGATGGTATGTTGACGGAAGACTCTATTATCATTTAATCATTGATCCTGAGAAACCTGAGAAGGGTATCACAGAGATGAGATTGATTGATGCTCTGAAGATGAAAAAGGTTCGAGAGACAAAAATCCCTACTCCTGAAGAACAAGAACGAATGAGGAAGTTGGATATTATTATCCCACGTACTCAAGACTACTTTGTCTACAATCCACAGGGATTTTTCCAAACAGCAAGTAACTCCAAACAACAGACGATACGAATCGCACAGGATGCTATATCGTATACAACGTCAGGTCTTATGGATGGTGGTCGCCGAATGGTGATTGGCTATTTGCATAAGGCAATCAAACCTCTAAACAACCTGCGCATGATAGAGGATGCCCAAATCATCTATCGTGTATCTCGTGCACCTGAACGTAGGATTTTCTACGTTGATGTCGGTAACCTGCCTAAGATAAAAGCAGAGCAGTACATGCGTGACATTATGAATCGCTACAAGAACAAACTTGTATACGATGCTAGCACAGGTGAGATGAGAGATGATAGGAAGTTTCAGTCTATACTAGAGGATTTTTGGCTCCCACGAAGGGAAGGTGGTCGAGGTACAGAGATCACGACACTCCCTGGTGGAGAAAATCTGGCAGAGATAGAAGATATCCTTTTCTTCCAGAAAAAACTTTACAAGGCACTTAACGTACCTCTTTCTCGTATGGCATCAGAAGAGTCAGGTCAAGGTTTCTTTGGCAGGGCATCTGAGATTACGAGAGACGAAATCAAGTTTGCTAAGTTCCTTGATCGTTTACGTGCACGTTTCAATAATCTTTTCTATGATGTTCTGAAAAAGCAGTGCCTACTCAAAGGTATTGCCAATAAGCAAGATTGGGACAAGATGAGAGACGGCATAATGTTTGAATATGAAACTGATTCCCATTTTGACGAACTGAAAAATGCTGAGTTGACTGAGCAAAGATTGAATCTTGTAGGACAGGCGATCGACCACAAAGGTACGTTCCTGTCTATTAAAGAGATTCGCTCCAAACTCATGCGTCAGAATGAGGAAGACATGCAGAGAATTGATGCCGAAATCCAAGCAGAAAAAGAAGCAGGACTCTACGATACGGACGACGACTCAGGATTCTAAAGTTTGCGGTATTGATTACTCAATAACATCACCTGCATTTTGCATTTATGATGGATCCAATTTTAATATTAGTTATCTTGTTGCTCGTGATCGCGACCTTATACTTGGGAGGGAGACCTCCGAAACTCTGAAACCACGATTATATCCTGAATGGGATCATAATATACAGAGATTCTCAAGAATCGCTGAGTGGGTTTGTGATGAACTGATGTGGCAGAAGAGACCGAAGATCGTGATTGAGAATTATGCCTATGCCGCAACAGGCAGAGTGTTTGATATTGGTGAGAACACAGGCATACTAAAATACAAACTAAATAGTTGTAAAATGATGTTCGAGACTGTTACCCCGCAGATCGTCAAGAAGTATGCGACTGGAAAAGGGAATGCTAAAAAAGTAGATATGTATGATGCTTTTGTAGAAGATACTGGAATTGACCTAGGGAAGATAAAACAATGGTCAGATATAGCAGACAGTTATTGGATAAGTAAGTGGTTTTTTACACATCAACCGTAGACACCTCTAATTATACATCTTTTTTTAGGAATGTCAAGTTATTATGATTAGGCGACTTGCTGCCGAACTGGCAGATGAATATCTCCTCTTAGACCCTGTACGTCCCCACATAAAACCTGAGGTAAAGAATGCACCAGGAAGGGAAGTCTATACTCTCGACAGTAAGGCATTTGTATGTGTCGCATTCTGTGCATCGGTGCCCCGTAACGAAGAAGAACTCCTCTCTGCCTGGATCGGATCGATCTGTGTACCATATACGGTATGGTCTCTTGAAAAGGGAGCAGGTAGAGATATTATCCTTGCACTCAGAGATCTTATGCAGAGTACC